AGAGGTAATTGGACCGTTATAGAATCTGACCCAGATTTATTCACAACGTATTTGAGAGGCTCCGTGAAATCAAACTGCTGAATCTCACGAAATGGCCGCTCAAATGGCTGCCGTAAAAGCATTTCACGGTAGGGGCCATCCAAAAAAAGACCATGTGATAAAAGTTGGATCTGCCTCATCTTTGGTATCACTGTGACCGCAGGTACCGTCAGAGCAATATTACCACGATTCGGAAATCTCTTATCATTCAAATGCCAAATCTTATTCAGCGGTGTATCATTATACGTCTTATATCCAGAATTAGACCTCACAATCTCAGAAAACGGTTTGAGAGTTAGTCTGACTCTAACTGTGCCATCGCGACATGCAACAAGAGGAAAGGTCGCAGTTAGCCGTTCTCTCAAAATAGAGAAAGCCAGTGGTATAGTAATCCATGCATCTTCGGTCGGAACTAAAGTAGCGCCACTAAACTGTTTCACTTGATCAATAGTCTTACGACCAATCGATTCTGATAAACCTAGACTGGTATTCAAATCTGGAAACAATGTGCTAACCACATTACATGCATCACCTGTTATCTTTTCTAAGACCTGATCATCTACTTCCAGCATAGCCTCTTTTAGTAATATGGTCCCTAGAGAGTTTGCATAGGTCCACGCTGTCTTGGAATCCTGAAAATCATAGAGGCCAATTCGGAGTCTCTCTCTCACTATGTCTGGCAACCAATCTCCCAGCCTAATTTGCACATAGAGTCCCTGCAATAAATCTCCAGAAGCCGCATGTGTCAAGTCAAAGACAAACATCTGACCGAAATCTGCAGGGCCCTTAAAAGTAAACTCTCGGAAGACTGTGGAAAAAGGAACCGTGCGGACACCCTCGTCCCTTGTAAAGCGAGTAACAGATGCTGTAGTAGGAAACATGTTATAGTCCTGATCATCTCTTGTTACGAGATCTAGTAATGTTGTTGCGCCACCTCGCGGCTGCTTAGTTCCGTATCCGTCTTTTGTGTTGATATCCATCTACTTAGCAGTGTGGTCATAGTTTAGATATTATAGCGCTTCTGAATACCACTCAGACGGGTTCAAGTCAACTATTTCTTTAAAAGTATTCTTATATAATTCCATCACCTCATCAAAAGACATATCTTGAATATCGTGTATATGATGAGAATAATCATAAGATAATACATTGACTAATTCAGTTCCAGTATAGAACTCCAAAGCATATGCAATGTCTCCACCCTCCCATTCAAAATACAGTGTTGGTACATTATTTTCATCCTCGGGAATTAGGTGCCGATTGAGTTCGAGAATTGCATGTTTTAATTCCAAAGTCATGTAGCCAAAGAGTTTCGTCTCATTTAACTCCTCGCCTACTTCTTCAAGAGTTTCACAGCGCTTTTCATAACAGCGCTCAAATGCACGGAACTTAAATAAAATATCAGTATCTACAGAATCCCAATCAATCTTACAGGTTGATGCATCCCTGCTACTACGAAAAAAACTGTATGTTCCCATTTATATCTCTAAATAATTAAGCCTAGATCTCACTTTAGACCAGTGCTCCCAAACCCTCCCTCACCACGTGTCGTCTCTGGGAGGGAATCCACAAAACGGACACATGCAATATGCCCTAGATCAGGTGCTAGAACCTGAAAGAGTCGCGTACCAGCCTCAACCGACTTCTGTGTTTGGCCCACTGAGACTAGAGGTGCCATGAGTTGACCCCTGTACGTCTTATCAATGATACCGCGGCCATTGGCCATCATGAACCCAGACTTGTAAATGGATGAACGGGGCTCAAGAGTGAAATGAGAGTCCTCAACCATAGTGACTTCGCCATCATATGTACTCTCCTTAAGAAGCCGCGCCTTCACACCAAGAGGCACTAGGCTAGCATCTGCTAGAGGGGACACATTCGCAGCCACCTTCAGATCATACCCAGCATTATCTGCAGTAAACTTCTCAACAGTGCCTACAGGGGGATAGAATGTCTTACCCTGCTCAGTTACTAGAAGTTCAAGAGTATATGTCACAGACATTTGATGTATACCTAGACATAGTAATGTGAGTGAGTCAATTTTGTGGGTGAAAAAATTGACTCATGCTCACATGTGTGTGTAAAATACACAAATGTACTCATTCTCTGCTGTATTAAATGCATCTGATCCTATATGCTGTTATCGTAAGAGTAATAAGGCCACGAATGCAGTGAATTTCCTAGAGGCTTCCGTATTTGCTCTGTATTCACTTATCATGCTATTTATATCATGTCTGTTTAAACACTCGCCTAGTGCATATATTTCTGCAACTTTATTTGTATTATCGGTTGGTCATATGTATATTCTATCTGGATTTCTTGAAAAGGAAATTCGTGAACCTGATCAAAATTCGCTAGATACATCTACAGAGGATGACGCGGATGATGAGGCTGAGGCTGAGGTTGAGGCTGAGGTGAGTAATGAGAAGTCGCTGCTCTCTGAATTTAGAGAAATTATAGATAGGACTTCTGATCAAAAGGAGATATTTGAAAAGTTTGAATCTGCTGCTGCAGTTCTTAATGCGAAATCATTCAAATATCAAAATACAGTTGATCTAGTCGAGTCTGTTGCCAATGAATATCATAAGGCTGCAAGAGAATATAGTCTTCTTGAGCAAATTGTTAGTGAGTTGGCAAAGGAGTATAGAGAAAAGGCTGAAATGGCAAAGATGGCCGCAATAGAAGCAGATAGGGCCCAACCTGATTATATTGCTGATTCTGATATAGATTCTACACTATATGATGAGGCTGGTGCAGACACTGATAGCGATACTGGTGAGCATGTTAGTCCAGATGTAGTATATGCCGATGATACTCTGATTGGTGCGGCAGTAGATTCAACTGTTGTTGCAGAAGCTGATGCGGATGCACATGCAGATGCTGCAGATGCAGATGCTGCAGATGCGGATGCACATGCAGATGCTGCAGATGAGCTCGAATATAAGCAAGACTAGTTTCCAAAAACTAAAGACCCCCTCTGATCTTCAACTCGATAAAGACCCCATCCGATTGTATTTGCCCTCAAAATTACTTTTTTTTGCCCTTTTGAATTTGCTAGAGTGTCTCGAATATTAATCCACAGTGTCGGCCGATCCGCGCTAGTAAAATTCAGAGTACCACTAGGCTTTCGCCTTTCTGGAGCCCTATAGCCAAATCCAGGTCCATACGTAAATGATATCCATGATAAAGGAATCCCTGGACACTTCTCAGACTTCGTATAAGGTGATAATCCGCTCCAAATCTCAGATGTCCACTCAGATTCCCTTTCTTTAGCAGCCACTAAGAGTTTCAGCGTATTATAATAATCCCTAGACCCTAGTGCATTTGCTAAGGGATTTGCTAAATTCCATAGTTGATTCCTTTCTATGTAGTAATCTGATTGAAAGGATATCAATATCCCCTCGGCAGGATGACGTCCATCAATACGCTTAGTAACATAAGACGCCTCACCTTTCTCAACACCAGAATAATCGGCCTTGTCCAGACTGAGTGCATTCTCAAACGGTCTCAGAAATGGAATCTGATTCATAGTCGTCTTAAGAAGTTCTTGAATATCCTGGCGCACATACTTCTGAGTCGTCTCCAAAGTAATCAGAGGTTTGCCAATGTTTTCTCGGGTCAAGGGCTTGATTGACGTTTTTGTACCGTGAGAATCCGACCATGTTAGATCAGATCTTGACCAAGGTGTAGGCTTGATATGACCCGCAGAACTTTCCACCAAATCTTCCAGCCTACGAATCTTAGCCCTCAACCGATATTTCTGACCCGGAAGTGCAACAAAAGGTAACCCCCCATCATCCGGATGACTACATCCTATCAGAGGGAGACGTAACTTAAGTTTACCAGGTGTAGCATTTCTCTGAATATCTAGTGCAGACCCACTATGAGATCCTAACTCCTTCAAAGCCAAAACTTCCTGATTCAATGTCCCCTGTAAATGAGTCCAGTTATACAAGAAATCACCAGAGAATTCTTGTAGTAAGACCTGGTCCTGGTAGAACTGGATCTGTTCAAAAAGAAATGCACCTATGCCCATTGTATAGCCATATCGGGTACCTGAAGCATCGGCTATAACCGTTTTCGCATTGAGAGGGGCAACAGCAATAGGAAGCCATGTCGGCAATTCAATGCTGAATGCTGCTGCCGTGAGTAAATCGCCAAATGAGTCAAGTTCCCATTCCACTGTGCGACCGAAATCAACCATATTCAGAGGTTGAGTATGCCGTGTTTCTTCTAAGCACGCCGGCCACGTATCCATGTTATACGAGAAAGGTACAACTGCGTTCGGCTTATCACTCATAAAGTACTTGTCTTTTTCACCACGCGCGACTAATTCAAATAGTCCGCCTTCTGAAGATGTATTGGGTCGATCCATCTATCTAAGAATAAAGGTGTAAAAATGAACTAGTCTGCGCACCAAATGAATTATATTCATGCGTCTTGTTATTGTCGAATCACCTGCAAAATGCTCCAAAATACAAGGTTTCTTAGGACCAGGTAATAAAGTCATCGCCTCCATGGGGCATATCCGAGCCCTTGCGCACCATCTCGATGCCGTCGGTATCGATAAGAACTTTGAACCGACCTACGAATTCATGAAGGAGAAGTCAAAAGCCATCGCCATGCTAAAAGATGCTGCAAAGGGTGCGACTAGCATCGTCTTGTGCTCAGATGATGACCGCGAAGGTGAGGCCATCGCATATAGTCTTGCTTTGCTCCTAAAACTCAACCCGCTTACAAATCCCCGT